GTCAGTTGTTTGTGAATGCAGCAACAGTGGGCAATGCCAGCAGCCGTAGACAATTATTGGTGCCAGCAGGCACATACATCATCAGTGCCAGTTTAAAATTACCACCATTCACCACACTGATTGGAGATGGCAGCGATAAAACCATTATCAATCAAACAGGCAACTTTCCTGTGTTTGAAACTGTGAACGGATTAAGAACTCCAGGAGTGGCCGGCAACAGAGCCAGCACTACCACATTAAACCAAGCTCGTCACATCAGAGTACAAGGCATGAGTCTCAATATCACAGGCAACAATGTGGCGCTGTATGTGGACAACTGTGTCAACAGTGATTTCGAAGATATTAAAATGGATGGCAATTGGAGCAACAGTGCCAACTACACCAACAACTATGCAATCAGATTGGATGCACTCAGCACCACAGTAACTTCAGCCAACAACAATTTTAAAAGTATCAAACTTAAACAATTTCAACAAGCTGTGCATTCCGACTTTGATGTTATGGATAATCATTTTGAAAACTGTGTGTTTGAACAATGTCAATATGGAGTGGTGTTTGGAGAATTGACCACTATAGGATCTCCAGGACAACTCACAGGACCCATCAACAACACAGTGAGCAAAACACAATTAAAAGACATTAATCGACAAGGAGTGTGGGTTCGCAAAGGCAAAGGCAACAGAAGCTCCACAAATTCTTTTGAGAGTGTGGGCAATGATGGAGGCACTGAACTCAATGCCCTATACAGCGTGATTAAATTTGAAACAATGGAAAACGCATCACACAACGATTTTTTTGACAGAACTAAAAAGTTAGCCACTGAATCTGCTTTTCTTTTGACAGCAGCCTATGTGCCTGAAGTGGAAGGATTCGTAGAACACACCAACAATTATTCTTTACAAGTGAATGTGGGTTACACAGTGGCATTTACCAATTCATTTAGATTGCCAGCAAATGTAACTAAAAATTATATTGTTAATTATATTTTTAAAAGTTCTTATGTGAATGCAGTGCGTCGTGGTACTTTAGAAATTATTGTGAACAGAAACAATAACACCACTAGCCTCACAGACACATATGATTACGTGGGTGATAACACTTACAATACTAATTTAGATTTCAATGTAATATTGTCTGATATCAATGCTGATGGTCAAATAGATACTCTATTAGTTCAAACTAAAAACAGTACATTAAATGATACAGCCACCATACTATACCAAGTCAAGACACAATCATAAACTGATCTTCCATGGGGATTACGCAGAGCGTTTGACTGCTTGGCGTGAATTTAGAATCATGCTAGAGTCTGATCATCATGCTCTAGAACAAATCCTTACACTGTACAAAGATTGCCCACTCACTCACACCAAAACAAATTTTTTTGATAAAGGCACTTGGCCACAGGCTTGGAATCTCATCGAAAAAAATGATTACAACACTGTGGATAGACTTTTGGGCATGTGGTACACGTTGCGATTGACCGATAAGTATGTGCAAACCAAGATTGACCTGCTACAGTGTGTGGATAAAAATAAAATCAGCATGGATAACACTGTAAGTTATCACACATTGGCAGTGGACAACCAATACATAGTGCTGGAAAATTCTGCCGTTTTGTCGCAGAAAGAGTTTGACAAACAATTCTTTTCGCAATATACTTACTTTAACTTATAAAATAGATAAATATATTTTTATTGCACAAATACAAACACGAATTAAATCAATGAATTCTTCTAATATTAAAGTACGCAAAAGATCCGGCGGTATAGAATCTCTCGACATTAACAAAATGCACTTTGTGGTGGAAGAAGCCTGTGAAGGATTATCAGGAGTTTCTGCATCACAAATAGAAATGAATGCCAACATACAATTTTATGATGGCATCAGTACCAGAGACATTCAGAATGTGCTGATTAAATCAGCCAACGATCTGATCACATTAGAAAGTCCCAACTATCAATTTGCTGCGGCTAGATTGTTGCTGTATGATCTACGCAAACAGGCTCATGGTGATTATGAATATCTGCATCTGTTAAAACTCATGCTTAGAAATGTTAGACTGGGAGTGTATGACAAAAATATCTTGGACAAATACAACAAAACAGAAATTAAAAAACTTAACACGTGGATACGCCGAGACAGAGATTTGGATTTTACCTACGCAGGACTGAGACAGATTGTGGACAAATATCTAGTGCAGGATAGATCCTCAGGTGCGTTGTATGAAACTCCACAGGACATGTACATGATGATTGCTGCCACATTGTTTATGAACTATCCTGAAAAGAAAAGAATGACTTATGTGAAAAGATACTATGACGCTATTTCCACTCACAAGATTAATATTCCCACTCCAGTGATGGCAGGTGTAAGAACTCCCATACGTCAATTTGCCAGCTGTGTGTTGGTGGACTCAGATGACACACTTACTTCCATATTCAGCAGTGACATGGCCATTGGACTGTATGTGGCAAGAAGAGCAGGCATCGGCATCAATGCTGGCCGTATCAGAGGCATCAACAGCAAAATCAGAGGCGGTGAAGTACAGCACACAGGAGTGATTCCGTTCCTTAAGAAATTTGAAAGCACAGTGAGATGTTGCACACAGAATGGCGTGAGAGGTGGCAATGCCACTGTACACTTCCCCATCTGGCACTCAGAGATAGAAGACATCCTGGTATTAAAAAACAACAAAGGCACAGAAGACAATCGTGTGCGTAGAATGGACTACAGCATACAGTTATCCAAATTGTTCTATGAAAGATTCATCAACAATGAAGAGATCACTTTGTTCTCACCACATGAAGTGCCAGGATTGTATGATGCATTTGGCACAGACGCATTTGACAACATGTATATAAAGTACGAAACTGATAAAAAAATTCCCAAAAAAACTGTTGGAGCACAAGAACTATTCTTTGATCTGTTGAAAGAACGTGCAGAAACAGGCAGACTGTACATAATGAACATGGATCATGTCAACAGTCATTCATCGTTCAAAGACAAAGTCAGCATGAGCAATTTGTGCCAAGAAATCACACTGCCTACCACGCCAATCAATCACATTGACGATGAAAAAGGCGAAATAGCACTGTGCATATTGAGTGCTATCAATGTGGGCGTGCTGAATGAATTGAGCGAACTTGAACCTTTGTGTGATTTGGCAGTGAGAGCATTGGAAGAAATTATAGATTATCAACAATATCCCGTGAAAGCAGCAGAAGTCAGCACCAAAGCCAGACGCAGTCTAGGCATAGGCTACATAGGACTGGCACATTATCTAGCACGCATGGAAGTAAAATATCATCATAAGGCCGCATGGGAGGCAGTGGACAAGCTCACAGAAGCATTTCAATTCTATCTGCTCAAAGCCAGCAATCAATTGGCCAAAGAAAGAGGCCCATGTACAAAATTTGACAGAACCAAATATGCAGATGGACTGTTGCCCATAGATACCTACAAAAAAGAAGTGGATGAAATAGTATTACCCAAATTAAGAATGTCGTGGGAGTCATTGAGAAAAGACATCAAACAGTTTGGATTGAGACACAGCACATTGAGTGCCCAGATGCCCAGTGAGAGTTCATCGGTGGTTTCTAATGCAACCAATGGCATAGAACCTCCCCGAGCACTACTCAGCATTAAGAAAAGTAAAAAAGGTCCACTCAAACAAGTTATTCCAGGTTTTCCCAAATTAAAAAATTCATACACACTGCTGTGGGACATGCCCAGCAATGATGGCTACATTAAAATAGTGGCTGTGATGCAAAAATATTTTGATCAAGCTATATCTGGCAACTGGAGTTATAACCCATTGAACTATGACAACAATGAAGTGCCACTGAGTGTGATGGCCACAGACATGTTGAATGCATACAAATACGGATGGAAAACTAGCTACTATCAAAATACCTATGATTTCAAAGGTGAAGAAGACAGCATTCAACCAGCAGGCATAGATCCCATAGATGTCAAAGACGGATCAGAAGACTTGACATTGCCTGAACCAGATGTTAATGTAAAGCAAGGTGCTACAGAAGATACTGAGTGTGATGCCTGTGCCATATAAACAATAAATACGACCTATGAGTAAAGTGATATTCAACAGAAATGAAGTGGATTGGAGCAAAGAGCCCATGTTCTTTGGTGAGGATCTTTCCATACAAAGATACGATGTGTTCAAGTATCCACAATTTGACAAACTGAATCAGACCATGTTGGGTTATTTTTGGAGACCTGAAGAAGTCAGTTTACAAAAAGATCGTTCCGACTTTATGAATTTTCGTCCAGAACAAAAACACATATTCACATCCAATCTAAAATATCAAACACTGTTAGATTCTGTGCAAGGCAGAGGACCCAGTTTAAACTTTTTACCCTATTGCAGCAATCCTGAATTGGAAGGCTGTATTGTGAGTTGGGATTTCTTCGAAACCATACACAGCAGAGCCTACACACACATCATGAAGAATGTTTATTCAGATCCATCCGAAGTGTTTGACACCATATTGAACGACAAAGAGATCACCAAAAGAGCAGTGTCAGTCACTGAAAACTATGACAAGTTTGGTGAACTGGCATTGCAATACACAGTGAACCGTAAAGGCTCAGTGGAAGAATTAAAAAGGCAATTGTATTTGGCCATGGTGAATGTGAATCTATTGGAAGGTTTAAGATTCTATGTGTCATTTGCTTGTACCTTTGCGTTTGGAGAATTAAAACTGATGGAAGGATCTGCCAAGATACTTTCATTGATAGCACGTGATGAAGCCACACATTTAAACCTAACCACTCATGTGATCAAAGCATGGCAAAAGGGTGACGACAAAGACATTCTAAAAATAATCAAACAAGAAGACAAGACTGTGATTGAGATGTTCAAAAAATGCGTGGAAGAAGAGAAGGCCTGGGCAAGACATTTGTTTAAAGATGGCAGCATTATAGGATTGAATGAAAGATTGTTGGGTCAATATGTGGAACACATTGCCAACAAAAGATTAAAAGCATTGGGCTATGACGCAGAATTTGACACACCAGCCACACAAAATCCTCTGCCGTGGACCAGTCATTGGTTAAGCAGTCATGGCGTACAAGTGGCTCCACAAGAGACAGAAGTGGAGAGCTACATAGTGGGTGGCATCAAACAAGACATCAAAAAAGATTCATTCTCCAAATTCAAATTATAAAATTCTGATTCAAAGACCCCATTGACAACACTGTATTAAATAGTGTATAATACATTGATGCCAGAATCAAACCAAACCATTGTGTGGAGCAAACTGCAATGTCCTTTTTGTGACATGGCCAAATCTTTGTTGAAATCCAAAGAGATAGTATTTGAAGAAAGAATGATAGGCATGGGTTGGAGTAGAGAACAACTGCTGGAATCAATACCCAATGCTAGAACAGTGCCACAGATCATACTTAAAGGAGAATTGATAGGTGGATATCAACAACTTAAGGCTCATTTCAACAAAGGAAAAAATGAATAGTTTTATGAAAGAAGTGAACAACACAGATGTGTTCACAGTGAAATTGATCAGCAAAGAAGAACTGGTTACTAGGATCACCGAATTCAACGACACAGAAATTTGTGTGCGTAAACCCATGTGTATGATACAAACTCAATCAGGAGTGGGTATGTTGCCTTGGGCACTCACAGCAGGTGCACATGAACATTGGATCAATACACAACACATTTTGACCATATCACCCAGCAACAAAGAAGTGGGCAGCAGTTATATGCAGAGCACCACAGGACTTACTATATGAGCAAACGATTGATACTGTGTGATGTGGACGGAGTATTGTTGCATTGGGAACAGGGTTTTGACAATTGGATGAAACGTCAAGGCTATCAAAAAATAAAAGAAAACAGTTACAAGGTAGAAGAACACTACGGCATAAACAAAGAAGCATGTTCATTGTTGATACAAATATTCAACGAAAGTGCCAATATGAGATATTTAGATCCCATTGACGGAGCCAGTCATTATACAAAGTTGTTGTATGATGCATTT